TAAGACTTGCCCTACAAAACATGCATCCGCATTATTGTAGTTTCTGCGCTCGTAGTATCTCTGACACAACGCAAGCTCTAGCCCATAAGGCCTGCCCTCGAATGGCGTTGCCACTAGGCCCTCTTCGAACTGCACTTTGCTAACCGTACCAGGTCCAAACTCAATCGTCAAGTCGGTTCCGCCTGTCGCGGCTCCAGTCACACCAGATGCACTAAGACTTCCTGCACCGATCTTTCCTTGAGATGTCCCTGACCAGCTAAGAACATGCGTTCCGCTTTGTAGATTGGCGCCTTCGATCACATGCCGAAGAACCTTTCCCACGGGAATAGTTATCGTCGTGATGTTGGCCGTCGTGTTGAAAGTATAGGTGTCGCCACTCGCAACCATCTTCCAGCGGTCATGGCCGTACAGGCCAATTCCAACAGTCGCGCCAGAGGAGTAAGCACGCTGATTTACTCCAAAGTTACCATTGATGACCTTATTTCTAAACCCAAACGCAGACCCCATCACCAGAGTTCCGGCTACTACAGCATTACCTGTAAAAGATGGCGATGCCACTGGTGCTTTTTCAGCGTCTAACTCCGCTATAGCACCCTGAACTGTATTTGCAGCAATACTGCCGCTAGGCGTATACCCGAGAGTTCCTGTTAAACCAAGCGGAAAGTCAACTCCAGCACCATTGCTTGTGAGCTGCGCAGCTCCATTGACCGTTAATCCAATGCCTTGTGTAGAGAACTTAAATACGCCAGTATTAGTCTTTGATGCAAAGTTAAGCGACGGGGCACTGACTGAGCCATCGAGCATATTAACTGCGCTATTCACAACTGCTGACTGCGCCGCTGTAACTGATGTGCCATCACATAGAAGCACGGCCCTCTGTGTCTGGCCTATTGCAGCGCCTGACACGGCAGCAGTCTTTATTTGCGTAGTTACAGCGGTAGTTAGGTTATTGGCTACGTAGTATACACTTACAATGTCTGGCACTACTACGGATACATTAGTAGCTGGGTTACCCACTAGCGTAATCATTTTATTGCTGGCTTGTGTAGAGCTCAGCGTAAATGTACTGCCCGCGGACACGTCAAGTACAAGTTGTGAGAACTGATACAAAAGACTACGCCCATAGCCTACTGTATACCATTTATTCAATCCATTAGAAAAGAGTAATAATGACTCACTGGGCTGTAGGCCTAGAGATACTTGCCCTTCAATCAGCTCACCACCACTCGGTGTAAGCGTAACAAGCCCTGTTCCCGCATTTTTAACAAAGCAGTAAAAATCACCACCATAGCCCACTGCTAGCGCCATAGATAGCGCAGCTACACCAGCAGTAAATTCAATAGAAGTACCACGATGCGCTGTTGTAAGCGCCAAGTTGCCCGCTGTTGCTAGTGTAGGCGCTGCAACTGACAATGTAGAACCAGTAGCTTTAGTACCAAGACCCGCCAACGCGCCTGCGGATACTGCAGAACTACCTGCTCCATAAGTTATAGTGCCCCATGCGCCAGGTTGTACATTGTTAGTAACCCACAAAAATTCTGCCACGCCAGGCGCAAGCGTCAGCACAGTGACCATATTGCTGTCTTGTACAATTAACGTATTAGTTCCAACATTACGCAAGAGTAATGACTGACCTGTAGACACCTCCTCTACTGGTGGCAGTAGTAGTATATTGCCAGGCAGGCATGTTACATCAAGAATCTCGGGCAATACGGGGTATACACCATTGTACATACTTGGCCAGCAAGTCTGAGTATTAGCCACTATGTCAAGCTTTGCGTAGCTGTCTAGTGACGGAGGAACTCTATCATCACTAAATTTGTCTGTAAAACTAGTCATTATTTTGCCTCAGTCTCATCACTGTCAAAGTTAGACTCTTCCTTTAGCACAGAAGCAACCATCTCTGCATATTGCGCTTGCCACATCGCCAAATTAGCAGTATTCTTCAAGTAAGGTTGTGCCTCTAGCAAACTAGCATAGAGTAGTAACTGTGGCGCATTGCGTGTTGTCCAGTTTGTTTGGTTTGCCTCTGACAGCGAGTCAGGGCGCTCGTAGTAAGTTACTTCTGCATTGAACGCTGCGTTTGGTCTAACTGCCAAGTACCAATGTGTGTAGTCAATATCACTGTAATACTTTGGCAGGCCAGTAGGCTCATTCGTGCCAAATGCCCTGCAGTACCCGTAGTTACGTGGCTTCAAGAACACTGTTTCATTATCCGAAGTTACGTACAGCATAGACTTTGTTTGACGCCACCGTGCAGGTTTTACGTAGACACTATTACCTACTTCAAGCTTAAACTCTGCAACTTTTACAAGGCCTAAACCTTTTGCCTCCATGGCTAGTCGCTGTTCGGCAAGCATTACAAAGCGTGGTATTTTGAGCAAAAATTCTTCATCAGAGCGCTCAGAGTAACTCTCTATATCAGTTACAAGTGAATTATACGTTAGTGACTCTGGTGCGGGCATGTCGTGCTCTACTCTGTTGGCATTATCAGTGGCTCATCAGGCCTAGGATGCTGCAATGTAACTTTTTCTGGGCGCTTGCTTGGTAGTTTATATGGGTCTTTTAGATCATTACACTCTTTACATACCATAAGCCCTGGTATGTTCCTATCAGAGCTCAGTTCATTGTAGTTCATTTTGAACTTGCAACGTCCGCATACCGCAATAGCTACCTTGCCGGTGGCTGCTGGTTTTAAATACCTAGGCACTGTAACACCCAATATCAGGTACCATGTAAGTGGTTGAAGAATCAGTTTCTTGATAACCGGCCGATAAGGTGAACTGTTGTGCCAGCTGCGCAAGCAGCGTAATGCGCGCTGCGTCTACCTTAGGCAACTCCATGGCCAGTCTGAATGCAAGTTGAATTATAGTGGCTTCATACCAACGTTCAGGTATGGCTAACTTTTGTGTAAGTCTGCCTACGTCTTGTATTTGACGGTGCAAGTACATGGCCATGTGGCGTGAATCGTCAGCTTGTAAAGGCCATATCGTTAAGAATGGGGCTAGTGTCTTGCTGAACATGTAACTTGTAACTGTCATAGAAGTTTGCGACTTATTCGGCAAACTTGCGTATGTATCTCGGTTGTCTTGTACTATTTCTATCTCTGATACTGTAGTTGCGCAAAGCAGTTTTTCAACAGTGCCAGCTGATACGCTTACATTGGTGCAAGTTATTAGCGGGTCAAACTCAAACCAGTAGGTCTCAGTTATGCTATCCACCTCCAAGTAGTCAATGTCAACAGTGCTTTGCACTAAAAAATCTACACCATTGCTTGATGTGGAAATATCGAAATTTGCTGTTGGCAATACAGAGAACTTAACACCTACTCGTGTAATCTGTGCGCTTCTATCAAGCGTAATGGCATTAGCAGTCAGTATGCCACTAGCCAGTACAGGCGTTGCTTGACTTAAATTAAGCACCTCGACAGTGCCAACGGGTAGTTGGTAATCTTTTTTTAACGCTTGAAATCCGAGTAGTCTGCGCTCAACACACCATAAATTAAGCCCATTATTTGCATAATGAGCCAACATAATATAAAGGCAAGACTTCGCTATATCAATGGTTTCTGCAGTCTGCTCGGAGGCTTGCTTACCGCAGCGCCTAAGCGCATGCTCAACAAGCACATCAGTACTTACTATAGTTTTTCCGATAGTGCCTGAAGTCGTCATAAAGGCCTCTTAAATTAAGCCATTATACACCAAGCATCTGCAGATGTAAACTGCTAATTATACAAGAAGTTAAGTGTAGCTGTTCCGCCAATTACAATGTAAATGCCCACCGCAGTACGCACTGCAATAGAGCTGAAGTTAAACGGTACGCCTGCTACCAAGTTAACTGGGCCCATTATGACATTACCAGTAGCGCCGGAGTTGCTGTCGTAGATAGTAATTGTGCCGGATGCGGACGTAAGCGGAATCCACCCGTACACTTCACCACCACGATCTTTTATAACACCAGAACCGGACATAGGCTTGTATGATACAGGTAAACCTTCCATGCTATACCCCTTTAAGTAGGGGGCCGAAGCCCCCATAACTTAGTTAATGCGTTGCGCGTACCGGAAGTTGACTTTGGTTAGGCCTATTGACGTAGGCGTACCAAGCGCCAGTCTCATGTATACCGGCGTGTCAGACTGCCCAGACGTATGTGGTAGCGCCATACAGGCTAGCAGTTGCGGCCCGGTAAACACAGGTTGTGCGCGGCCGAGCGAAAGTACACTTGTAGCTGACCACAGATCAGCGCCGCCAACCGTGGTACCCCCAGACAGAGTAGCTGAAGCGGAAGTGTGCAGAGTTGTCGTATCTAGATTCAGGTCGATCAACTGCGCGCCGTCTGGCAGGTACACTGTGAAATCTTTCGTAGCATTACCCGCTGCTTGAATATCAACAGTCTGCGAAAATACCATAAAACCTTTGTCACGTGCCGGCGTAGGCGTTGAACCTCCCGTCAAAGCACCTTGCATGTAAGAACCCATAAATCTCTCCTTCAAGTAATGGGGAGTCTTGTTGACCTCCCCTTACGGGTTTAGACGCCTTGATTGCCGACTGCACAACGCCATTCAGTCCAGCCAGAGCCGAAGCGCATGGTTGACTTATAGCGGGTGCTGTCAGTTTCGAAGTCGCCTTCCATCGCTTTCTGGAGTTTGCGACGCCAGAGAACCTTGAGGCCATCACGCGCATCCGTCTGCACAAACCACGCAGGCGCGGAGGTAAGACGAGAGAGCGTAACCGACTTGCCAATCATGCCAGCGGACTTGATGGGGTTCAAGTCATTGTTGTTCGTGCCGGTACGGAGAACCGAGTTCAGCAATACTTCAGCAACAAGCATGTTGGTGGGGTGCACAATCAACTGCTTCGGCGTGACACGAATCGCCTTGCCCCGAGCGTCCTTCATCTGACGAATCTGGATAGACGCTTGCTCGAGCGATGTCTGCGAAAGCGCAGCGGAGGTGAGAATATTGCTCTGTACACCACCAAGAACAGGGTGACTTGCCGAGAAGAGCTCGACACCGTCGCCGCCCTTGTACGAACTGTTGAAGGAGCGGTTCAAGTGGTTACACGTCACAGTTTCAAGCGACTCGGTCATTGACTGCGCCAAGTGCTTGGAGAACGTGGTACCAACGCGGATATGCTCGCCGTCTTCAACAAGCACTTGCGTCAAGGCAAACGCTAGGCCGTAGACGTCATAGGTGTAGCGTTTGACGTAGAGTTGACCACCTTCATCGTAGGTAACTGCTTGGCCATCAGGGATGACGGGGGCGGCGCCGAGGCCATACAGTACAGCTTCTTCGTGGTAAGAACGGGCGATGCCATTTTCCTCGGTGAAGATGAGTTTGTACTCATCAGCACGTTGGTCGTAGACACCATCAAAAGCGTTATTGAGGATAGGCTCAACGATCGCCTTGAATTGCGCATTGCGCATGATTGCACCAGCCATTTTAGTAGCTCCTTATGTTAGATCGCGGTCTTAGCGACCAAGAACTGGTGGCGGGCGATCTGCACAAGCGCAGTCGGGAAGGGGTTTGCCAGAGCATCGTAGAAGCCGTCAACACCAACACCTAGGATGCGGAATTGGCCTTGAACACCAGCGCCTTTGAGCGTAGCATTGAACGACTGCGCCGACTGACCAGTCAGTGCATTAGGCGTACCTGCCACCAGGTCAACTTGGTCACCGATAGCTGCTTGCAAAACAGTAGTAGCACTAATCGCAAACTGCCCTTCGTACACGTTGTTGGGATCGTCATGCACCCAAGCAACGATGTTCGTGCAGCCAGCAGTACCGGGCCAGTTCTTCGACACATTGGGCTTGCCAGTTGGGTCGACGTACTCACATCCGGCAAAGACGCCAATGAGGTCGTTTGCGGCGGTGCCTACGGTGATACTGCCATTGGTGTCAAGAATGACGCCGTCGCCAAAGCCGATAGCCGTGGTGTAAGCAGGGAGAATTGCATAGGCTTTTGCACGCGACTGCCCTGATGGGTTATATCGCAATGCGAAGCCGTAAGGAGAGGCAACTAGGGCCATGATCTTTGTCCTTTAAGCTGAGAAGTGTGGAGTTTTGACTTTTCGCGCAAGGGCTTCGAAGCCTTCTACATCGCCCAAATCGCGTCCGTCACTGTCTGCGCCTGCTGGTTTAGCATTTGCTTTGAGCAACTCTTCTTCAGACATTGGAAGCTCGTGGTGCAGGTACATCATAATGTCCTGGTAGAGCACTTCCTCGATCTTAAACAGAAGCATCTCATTGCATGAAATGACACCATCAAACTCACCGCCGGATACATGCTCTGGAGTAAAACCCGCTAGCTCGCTTACCTTCACTGGTACATACCCTTTCTGCATCCGCCGATAAATTGGGTCAGATGAGTTCGTGGTAGATAGCCAGCAAAAATGCCAACCAGGTACTTTGGGCGGTGTTGGCAACACATCTTGAGTCCACTCATTACGCATCTGCTTACGACGCTCTTCGAGTGTGAGTGCGGTGCCGTCTTTATTGATGCGCTCTGCATCAGCTGAGCTCCGGTCTTCAGGGGCAGTAGACCTAACTAAGCGGTCATCGCTTACTTGATTGTCTGTTGTCTCATTCTTGGCCATTATCTAGCTCCTTCGTTCGTTTTGTCGTAGTCACGATATTGTTTGATCATCTTATTGCGCTCGATAGGGTCATCCCACACACCCATTTCTTTAAGCGCCTTTACACGCTCTGCGGATAACTTAAATACACCAGTACTCCGCTGCGTAGATGCCTCCTTACCGGAACTAGCAACAACGTTTCGAACGTTACGCTGTATATTATCACGTTTTTCACGGTGCGGTAAATATTTTTTCGTTCGGTTACTGAGCTCCCGCCAGTAGTCCTCTGTAGTGGGGTCCCAACCTTCTTCCGCAAGCGCTTGATCAATTGACAACACAACTCGTGAGTCTTGATCTTTACCGCGTGGGTCGTACCATGGGTTAGAGTCAGTCCATGACCTTGCATTGTTCGCAATACGCGGGTCTAGCGGTTGCGGTTGATTGCCTTTACTACGGAATACGTCCTCCAGGCGCGCTAACTCTTCAAACTTGCTTTTGGCAAGAATCATTTTCTCCGTGGCATTAGCTACTAGCGTGCCATTGCCAGACTCTGTGCCTACACGAATCTGATCTTTGAAGTGCGCGTAAGCTTCGGCCGCCTTTGTTTTTGAGTTTGAGATGTGCGCAAGTTCGCCGCTTGTATTTCGCTTTTCAATCTCGTCTAGGCGTTGGCTAAGCCGCGAAATAACTGCGTCCTTGGAGCTCAGTTCTCTACGCGTCTGCTCTTCTCGTTCGCGACGTCTAGCTTTTTGCTCTAGACGTTCTTGGCGGCGGCGTTCTCTGATGGCTGCGCGGTCATCATCGGTAGCATCAGAGTTGTCAGGAGCATGCTCGGTGTCCTCGTCGTCGTCGTTAATCGCATTGTTGTCATCGTCGGCATGCGTTTCGCTATCTACTTTTACTTCATCGGCCTCGTCGCCAACCATAGTTGCTGTATTTTTAACAAGGTCTTCATCTTCGCCTTCTGCTTCAAAGACAATATCTTCGCCTGTATTAGCATTGGTACCCATTACTTCACCTCGTCCAGTTCAGTAAACGCGTCGGGGTCCACTTGCGCGATAATCTCATGATCCGAGAAGATGCAAAAAATGGCTGAGTTATCAGTGCCCGGTATCTTGCGCTCAAAACGATCACCGCCCCACTTTGGTACACGTACAAGATCACCTGGTTTAGCCCAGACGCCTTCACGCCAGAGTTGGCCACTGTCTCGGTTACGGAATGCAATAGACCCGAGTTGTACAACTTTGCCGAGCTGCGTATTGGCCTTGTTGAAGTCTTTAGTGTCCTGCGGCAGTACAATGCCGCCTTTTGTCTTCTCGACAACGGTGCGCAACTGGACAAGCACACGCGCGCCTAGCGGAAATACGCCTGGTGCCACGGATGGAAATGCGGAGGTTAAATCACTTGCCGGAATCATGCTAACTCCCTTCAGAGTTGGTTTGCGTAACTAATTAGTCTTCCTCAGGAACTGACCTCAATAACTGCAGAGCTTCGGCAAGCCCTTGAAGTTGACCCTGTACCTTGGTAAAATCAGACTTCTTTTTGAAATCTTTTTTCTCAAGGGTTTGCCGCTTTTCAGAAATCTGCTCTGTTATAAGCGTTACGTACTGCCCTATAAAACTATCTAAGGACATTTACTTCTTCTTAGCAGGTTTTGATGCTACTGGCTCAACTGGCTCAACTGGCTCAACTGGCTCAACTGGCTCAACTGAACACAAATCACGTACCTCTTGCGCAATGTGGCTAAACAGTTGCTCGAAAAGCTCAACTGCTTCACCCGCAAAATGCAAAACTTCCTCACTTGCATCGGCGTAGATAACTTTGAATTTACTCACAGCACTTGCCTCCTTTTTTAAGGCCTTTAGCTTTAAAAGCTGCGGCAATCAACTTCTTGTCCGCGGCTTCATCATCATGCTTTGGGCTTTTTACGGCACCGCCTTTTGCAAAGTTTTTCATACCTTTTTGATGCTGACCAGACAACTGTTTTGCTAGACTGCTCATGGTAGCTCCTCCTAGACTGCAAGTAACAAAAGAAGTTCTTCCGAGTGTTGGCGGTAGCCTTGTTCGGAAGTTTTCAGTATACCACACTGCGCTACAGAAGTAAACTGTATTTTAAACATGAACTCATTTATAGCATCCCATGGCACCTCAGGCAAAGTTTCCAGTATTGCTAGCTGATCATCGAGCAATCCAGGTACAATGCGTTTTACCTCTATATGCCTAACTTTACTAGACTTGGTGGCTATCTTCTTTTCAAGTATGTTGCGTTTACGTACTAATTTCTTAGTTATAAGTACTGGCTTTGTACCAACTACAATAGCCTCTCTGGCAAATCTTTCTTCATTTGCCTTTGCTTGCAGGTTATAGTAGAACAATCTCCAATAGCCAGACCTGGCAGCATCCTCTACACGGTTAAGCCCCCATGAGTTTCCCCATGAGTTTCCCCATGAGTAGCCCCATGCAGTCACGCAGGTCCCCAAGGATTATCTTGAGTACCAATACCTGTTATCGGGCCGTCATTAACTTCTTTTACATTTACAGGTATTAAAGTCGCGTGTAATGCTCTAACAATAGCCGTTATATCAGCTGTGGTAAGCGTCATAACTGCGCTAACTCTGCTGCATGCGCCACTCATTGATGCTGAATTAGACACAAGGTTTGCATTAGAGCTATGCACGCCTGCACCAACTAGTAAGGAAATTGTTATGGGCGGCCCAACTGAAGCACCATTTGCCTTTATCTGGACATTAAACGTATAATACCCATCAGGGCCTGAGAATGTGAAGCTCGTATCCTCATACGCTATCAGTGTGCCTCCTACTGGGAATTCAGTTATCCAACCCGATATTTCCGTGTTGTTATCTGCAGGAAGTGAAAGACTAGGATAAGCAAAACCAGGCCCACTATCACCAGTGGAGGGAATAAGTCTACCAAGAACACCAGTCTTAGGCGTCCCTAGTACGCGCTTACCAGAAAACGACTGATTCCGGTTACGTAGCATGTTATACTACCGTCCCGCGTTCAAAGAAGTTATTTACATAGTCTGGCGTCGCAAACTCGAGTTCTCCTGCTCCAGCAGGCAAACCAGTAACAGTTAGCCGCCCATTAGAGTCTGTTGTTCCAGAGCCATAAGTTACCGATACCGGTGCAACACCTGTTCCAACACCCTTTCTCCACTCCCAAAGTACAGAAGTATTCGATAGTATTGTTCCTGCATTATTTACTGCAACGTCACTAACGAACGTACCAGACACAAGTTTTGAAACACTGCCTAACAAGGCTGCTGACTGCACAACAAGAGCGCCCGTAGCCGCATGGGTAACAGCACTACCAGAACGTGCGGCGATTCCTGAAAGCGTGGCTGATTGCGCTACTAGTGCGCCTGCTGCAGAATGTGTAACTCCGCCACCGCCAGCTGATACTACTAACCCAAACGTGTTATTCGCACCGAGCGACGAGTACAGGTCCGAAATTTCTGCGTCACTAAGATATTTGTTGAACTGTACAACCCAAACATAGTTGGCAGCAACGCCTCCGTATCCCCCGCTCGACATGCCGCCGATGTACTTAGCTCTGGCTGGAAACGCGCCTATGCCTGCGCCTGTAGACTCTGTTGAACCATCTACAAACGATTTATTTTGTGTTGTTGAATTGAACGCACAGCCGAATAAGTGCGCTCCATTGTTTAGTATAACAGTAGCGCCTTCACATGTAGTGGAATCGTCGCTATATGTAATTATGTTCTTTCCGGTAGCGGACACGCCGGGCGATTCCGGAGCACCTGCTGACTTAATGTCCAGCACACTATTTCTATTTGCTACTGAACTTATATTGTTCACCACCACTAGCGTAGTGCCTATGGCAGGTGAAGCTTCTTTTGTGCGAAAACCTGTAGTTAGCGCCACTCCTTGCGCATTACTGCTGCCGTCAAGTAATGTTGTAAAGTGTCGTCCGTAAGTTCCAGTTCCTTTCGTAACATTAGCATGAGGGGTGCAAGTATCTCCCTTCAAATCTTTAATAGTGTTATCGTCATCTACACAGATTAATGCCACAAGTACTGAGTAGAGTGGGTGGCTTGTATTGAGCGCAAGTGCCATTTTTATTCCTTATAGAGCCAAATTTTTGAGTTTGAATGCGCCGAATCGATTCGCCCTCCACCTACTAGGAATACAAACGCTCCAAACCCCTGAATGCTAGCTACAGCGGTATTGGCACTGCTAAACGGTATTGTTCCTTTATCATACCAGGTGGCTGTTTGATGGTCTAACGTGTATGCATTTCCTCCACTGATGAATAACCATGATTTTTTGGCTCCAGTAGGATCAGCAACCATTGTGTGCCCTAGCTGTGATCCGATGCCTGTCAGCGATGCTGGCAAGGTATTAGCCATCTGGGAGACGGTACCTGCTGCAGTCAGTTTATAAAACGTCGATGACGAGTAACCAGCACCAAAAACAAGATAGTCATTACAGTGATGAACTATTGGATAGGCCGTAATACCACTATAGGTACCTATGGTGTTTAACGTATCAGTGGCAATATCGTATCTGCCCACTACACCTGTTGATGACACAAAGATGATAGACCCAGAAGCCCCCATTTCAGGAAAGCATTCCAGTGCATACGCACCAAAAGCTCCAAGTGTGGCTAAGTCTTTCTTAACAACACTTACACGTGTTGAAATCGTAGTCTCAAATAACCATGTCGACCCAAACGGTTGACGATATATCTTTCCATTTATAGCTACTGATGGATTAGCATCATAGATATGCGCTGTGTTTGCCGCGTAAGGGTTCCATACAGAAGAAAACAGTCCAGTGGCCAAATCAAAAAACACAATCTTAGCATGAAGGCCGGCGGGTACATCGCTGGAGAATCCCTGTGCAGTTCCTGCTAGCATCACCTGTTTTGATACCGGATCAAAACTAGCCTTCCCAGGCCAGTTGGTCATGTAGTAATTACCGGTGGACTCTAGCCAGGCTGTTAGACCATCTGGGCCGGTGTCTGTAATAGGCACTACATTAGTTGATGACGTCCAGTTCAACCACGTTGCAGCAGGCATAGCAGTTAAGGCTTCACTCAGTGCCCCGAGTCTACGCCGACCAGCCTCAATATACCCGCCTGATGGGCAACTGTATGAGAAAGAGACCGGACTTACCATTATAGAGGCGCAATATACGTCAGTGTTGAACAGGAAACCGTGTCGCCTGCATTGATCGTTAAACCGTTACTCAGGTTAATATCCGATCCAGACGCGGCTACGGCACAGTGAACAACAACTGTACCACCAGAAGTTTCAAGCGTCGCAAAAGCAACCGCTGCCGCATTTCCAGCGGCACTAGTATCACTCGTTATTGCATTAGCCGTAATAACACCTGCAGTTGATGACCCAAATGGAGTAGCACTAAGGGTAAGCGTGGCTGCAGCTGCGGTAGGTGAGTCTGCTGTGCTCCCGGCAATGCGAAGTTTCAGTTTCGGGCTTGCGCCTAGCGTCGATGTGACAAGATTTGCAATCGTGTTACGAAAGGCTGTTGGGTGAGTTGTTGACATTGGTTAAGTCCTTTTCTTCGTTAATAGGCGTACATACGAGTTGTACCGTTTCTTTCTTGCCAGTCTTAGCACGAATGATGGTTAACGTCATCGACACAGTGGACTCACTTGCCTTCAACTTATTAGGCTCTTGTTCGCTCATCTTAGTCTTTCGTTTCCGTTGTAGCACTTGGTATAGTCGTCGTTAAGTTCATCGGCGTCTTTGGTAAGTTGCCGAAGATTTCCTGCAATCTCGTCTGGAAGCTGTACTTCCGTGGTGGTAGCAATACCAATGGCGTCATCTTTGGCTTTTCCGGAGATTCCACTACCTGCCCAACATCCTGCGTCTTTGGTGGCGCGGAAACGCAAGCTGAGACCAGAATACTTGCGCTCAAGATTACCAGTAACTGTGCGATTGTCTTCACGTTCCTTCTCCAGTGTTGATTTAATCCGATCACGTTCTTCGGCTAGGCTAATATTCTCGGCATTTTTCTTTGCTAAGATTCCAGCAGCAACAGTCTTATTGTCCAATAGTTGCTTGTTTATACGATCAAATTCTACTTGATCTTCAACCTTTTGAGAGTTAACACCGACGGTATGACCTCCGCCAAACCCTGCCGCAAAAATTGCTAGGGCAATGACTACGTAGACTAATATTGGCATGATAGCTCCTGTTTCTAATATTATACTGCAGTGCTTTACTTTGGTGTATCCCTATAGCCCGGCATTTTCTTGCCAATGCAATCGTCTAAACTTTTGCAACCTCTCACACAATCGTATGGCCTACGCGCGGGTTTATCACCTCTTGGCACGTAACCTAGGCTGCACCTAGGTTGCTCAGGGCGTGATGGAGGTTGACTTGTTTTCTGCATAGATTTTAAATACCCAGCCGGCGAAGAACGTAGCAGGGGCCTGTGCCGCTGCAATTATAGCGGCAGTCTCCAATCCAGTTAGCTTGCTTGAAGCTGCAAACAGCATGCCCCACCTCGCTACGTCCATCAGCATATACATTGCCAGTGCCATCAGTATCGTTGCTCTGATATGGTGCCTCTCGAGGTACTCCTCTAGCTTCTGGCTCGTCATACATAGATTCCTCTACGGGTAGAATACTCGGCGGCCAGACTTTGGCGATTTTGTAGTCCAATGTGACCAATGCAGTGTAGAGTCTGGGTGCTCAATATAGATCCCACAAGACACAAGTCTATCAAGATTAAGCAGACACCACTTGTCGATTTCGCCGTCAGGGTCATAACGATCAACCGCTAATCCTTCTTTATGGCTAGACTGTGGCGCGCCTTGTGGGCAGTTCTGTGGGCGGAATCCGCCGAATGTTGCGCCACTTATACCATTGCCTGTTGCTGGGTTATCCGGAAACTTAATTCCATCTGCCTTCGCCAGTGTCTCTAGTCTGCTGCAAGAAACTAACAAGCTCGCTGCATTAGCCTGCCGCTCAAGTGTCCAATCAGGCGAATTAATGTGTGGCCCAACATATTGCGTCAGAGTAATCATTGAACTTGATCCTTTCTCTTATACACTTCGTCTTCAATTCTACGCCGCTCTTGAAGCAGGTCAACATCACGCCGCAGCGTACCAATAGAACTTCTGGCATAGTCGCCTAACACTACTACAGACTGCTTAATACTGACGTCCTCATCAATATGGCTTTTAACAACCAGCGCAGTGGCACCTTGTAATACTATTAAGGCACCTGCAAAAACACGCCAACCAAACTTAATAGACCCAGTACGAACTTTATCTTCTACCTCATGCAATTCATACTTACCGTTCAGTTCCTTTAGACCTTGCTTTATCTCCTGTGTGTCTAGCGTATTAGCCTCAAGTGACTCGCTTATCTTCAAAAGTATAAGCAACATTGCTTTATCTTTTGGCGCGTCAGTTTTCAGTATCAGTTCCCGAATATCCGTATGCGTTCTATCATGTGCCCTACGGTCTTCGTTCTGCTCGTCAGTCATGCCATTACCCTAACGTAGATACAGCACCAATTGGCCGCCCGGTAGCGTCATGCTCAAGCGTTGTACGTCTGGGCTGCCCAATAGTTTGTATTGTAGCTTGTAGACCTTGCATAACAGAGGCGAGCGCATCATTAGTCTTTGACTGGCTTATTTGGTCCAATAAACCTTGCATTTTTTCAATATGTGGCGTAAGATCAGCTTGTGGCACTTGTGTTTGCATGCTCGCAAAACCTTCTTTCAAAGCTAATTGTAGTTTTGTTTCGTTGTCGTCACGGTTCTTTAAAAGCTCAGTGATCTGCCTCTGGGAGTTATCTGCTCTGTTATTGATAAGGTCAACTTGCGCGGTAAGCTGATTATTTTGTGCTTCTATAACCAAGCGTTGTTTTTCAATCATTTGGTCAAATTGTTGCTGCATAGCATCAAGTATACTTTGTTGACTATCAACCTTTTGTTGATTAGCCACTTCTTCACGCTTAAGTCCAATACTCGCCTCGTCATACTTTTGCTTGCGCTCAGTGTCCATTTTTGCGATGTCGATCGTTGCTTGTATCTCAGGTGGCATTTGCTGAGGCGGCATTTTTGTTTGTATTTGCTTTTGTAGTTCCACAATACGTTGAACAAACGGCGATAGCGATTGCATTAACTGTGGTGCCGTTTGTTCTATGGCTACTGCCATTGCTTGATCTGGGGCTATTTGGCCGCCGCTTTGCTGTACCATAGCCTGCGCTGTATGACTAATAGCAATATTCTGGTACATCATCAAATGTTCTTGTGCATGACCTAAAATAGTCATGCACGGTTGGCCTTGCACTAACGGGTTTTGTGAGATTAATGGGCTAGACAGGTAAAGTAAGTGCGCTCTGAGGTGCACAAGATGATCTTGTTGTGGATCAGCTCTTAGCTGAGCGCCCTTGAATGCGGCAATCATCTCAGCTACTGGATCAGCAGTAACGGGCTTTGGCGGAAGCGGCAGGATTTCGTCAATGTTGTCAATGCGCATCTGCTTGAGAACACGCCGACGAATTGCTACTTTATTCCATTGTATGCTTGGATCGCCTACATCTTGCAACTGCATTTGTTGCAAGGATTGATTTTGTGCGTAGCGCTGGGCCTCTGAGAAAATCGCTGGGTCAGACACTGGAATGACGTCAAGTGAACCGATGAAGTCCTGACGACTTATTACCAGTTTACCTAGGTCCTCTATTTCTTCATGCTCATTCAGCCATGTCTTATTAATACGACATAGAATCTGTAGAGCACGCTTTTGACTCTCGTGTAAACGAGCATGGATGGCGGAGTAGATCATACTACCCTGCTCAATCATTGCTTGTGTAGTACCTACTGGAGTTCGGTCGCCTGCGTTGGCAATAGCCGCATCTGCTGTACGCACAACATTTTTGGTGGCATCGGTAAGCCAACCAAGTAGCTGGAACAGAATTGGCGACGGCTGATTGTACGGCATTGGCATCATCAGTTTGCGAATGTCGTCCACGCCGGGCGGAGCATCTACCTCAGTAATGCCTGTTATACCTACAGTAACATTTTGGCCTGGAGTACGTGTGCCCTTTAGCTTTACTAGCGCTGCAGAATTATTGATATGTGCTGAGTCAAGCAACGCTCGTAATGAACCCGTTGCAGCGGCAGACAGCCCACCAATTAACTGCGGGAATCCAATGGCGTATGCACCGCGCCAGGGTATGAACTTCCACTCTACAATCCAGTCAAGCTTGATACACAACTCGTCATCTTCTTCCCAGTTACGGTAGATGGCAAGTACGCGTTCTGAATGCGCGTCTGTAGTAACAATGTAAGGAACTGGCTCATCAAGCATGCCAAGTGTTTCTTCATCGAATAGCTGCCAGCAGTAGGTTTCGTATACATCACGTAGCCCATCTTCATTGTAGGCATCCTCTTCTTTGCCTTCAATTTTGTCATTCGCCTCTGCTGATGCTGAGCGCTCTGGCAATGATCCAGGTACTGTAGTTGCTTCTGTAACGTCACGGTACAACCCGGACTTCACGCGTTTTTCGTACTCTGCTTGCGTAATGTGTTGAACATGCGTTACACGCTCAGCGGTGTAGAATGATGCTGCGGCGAAGGGTATAAGAATGTCATCAATAGGCACAAACTCACTAACAGGTCGTTTGAACCTATCATCATGATAAAACTTTTGGAATTGTGAGCCGCCAAGTGGGAGTTGTGTAAGTAACTGTTCAAGTTCTGACCTATACTCTTGCATCTGAGTGGTCAACTGCCAGTTCATGTACGTACGTTTACGCTCGGCTCTATCTAGTTGTTGCTCATTCAGATTGCCGACTGTACTTGTCTTAACTGGACCTTGCGGTGGAAACAACTCTTTGATGGCGCGTGCTTCGAATTCGACACATGCTTCTGCTAGCGCAGGGTGAACTACCTCTGACGCGCCTACGAAGTCTGCACCGCCAGGCGCGTCGTCACCTAGGCCGGTTCTGCGTAGGCCATCTTGGTATTGTTTGTCACGCTTAGAACGTGCTTGGCGATCGCGCTCGATGGACTCGCACAGCTCTTTGCCCAGGTCAAGTAAGGCTGCCCCACTAACAAACGTAGAAAGATTTTCTTGGAATTCGCCTGTTGACTGCGGAGTCAACTCATCATCAGGGACATCTACACTGCCGTCCTCATTAATGACTAGATCGTCCTGCGGGATGTCTTGGTCAGTTACCGGGTCCATAAATGTAGAATCCTCTGAATGTGTCTATTATACGGCAGTTTTCGACAAAGTACAATCATTTATATCCGTGTAATGCCTCGAAGTCTACTAGACCGCCACTAGAAAAATTATTGCCGCCCTGCTTTGCAATAATTTCGTCATACTCCGCTTGTGTGAAGTAGTCACCAGGTACTTTTGCGCCCGCATCACCAGAAAGTAGTAGTTTACTTCTTGGGATTAGGCCTGTATTCCGCAAGTCGCCGACGTCTGACCATTGCCCTGACTTCACAAAGTCTTGCACGTAGGGCAGGTAATCAGCGATTGGCGCTTTGTTGCCGGAAATCCACTGACCGCCACGCTCCTTGATGATATCGGCCACGCCACGCCGTACGGGGCAACTTCACCTGAGAGGTTCTTGGCGATTCTACCAAGCGCGCCGATCATGCCACCGCCTGCTTTATTTTCACGTGACCACGACATGCTGCCCACATTATTGCCATCACCTTGCACTTTGCGCATGCCTGGTATGCGGGTCATCATTTTGTCATAGAACGGTTTAGCACCTGGTGTTGGGTAAAAACTCATCTCGCCACTGCTGTTATCAAGTGAGTGTCGCAAAGCTTGCTCTCCGGCACCCTTTTGACCGCTAATACTGCCAAGAAACGCCAAGTAATCCGCGTCGCTCATTGCGCCGCCTTTCGGTGATACTTGATGGTAGGCCTGTGGCGCACCATCGGCGCCAAACAACACAGTAGTCAACGCGTCATTTGGACCGTCTGGGTCACTGATGTTGTCAATGGCTTGTCCAAATATTGAATCACCATCTGGCTTTTTGAGCATTCTTGGCTTAGTGTATGGCTCCAAGGCGTCCATCAATGCTCCTAAGTCGCTTACCTCGTAGCTTTTTGCACTGACCGCTGGGCCAGGGGCATGTAGTGGCACGTCTCTTACTATCGACAGTTTACGTTCAGCAGGCCCTGCTAACTTTCTAGCAATACGCCCTAGCGCGCCTAGCTCGCCAGCCTCAGCATCACTGCCGTAGGCTGCGGAGCCAACAGCCATAGAGGTTGGTGCCAATGCCTTTTTGCCAACAGCGCCTACGCCTTTGAGCAGCTTGCCCATAACCGCACCGCCAACTAAATTCAACGGGTCAAGCACCATGTCTGCAGCAAACTCGTTCAGCCTGCTCTGCGCCCTGGCCATGCGCTCGTCGTACGTAGCAGCCTCTTGCTCAAACAGTGGTTCTTGCTCCACAGTGGGGTCGTAAGCCTCAAACGGGTTGAGCGCCTTCAAGTTGCGAATCCATGGATTAGACTCTCGGGGCGTAGTGCCTGTGTACTTAGGCTTTACCTCACCGCCACCTGCGTACCCAGCTGCTTTGCGTTTTCTGAGCAGCTCTTGAAGCTTGGCGTCTTGTATTGCACGTAACTGCTCTATTGAGAGGCCACGCGCTGCGGCCGCATCACTTGGCGCTGAGCTCCCTGACTTATAGCTTGGCTCGGTGGGGGCAACTTTCGCCGATCGGCCACCGAAGTCCTCTGGCGTGTTGATGCCTGCCTCTATGGCTCGCTGCCTAGCTTGGGGTGTGAGTAGTTCTGTGCGTCCAAACATCTCTTCAAGTGTAGCCATGCTCATCTCCCGTAGGGGTTACCTGTCTTGCGCTCATACTCAACCTCGTCATCCTCGTCGTCCTCGTCCTCAACTTCTAGCGAGGCTAGCAGCTTGGCGTCGCGGAAGTAGATCATACATTGTGTGAACGTGTCGACGCCGTCGTCATGCGCTCCGTTCGGGAATACCTCGCACTCGTCCAGAAACGGTTGCGCCCAGCTCACCGCGTGCCCTGGATTATTCTTGGACTCCATGACGTAGATCACATCAGTCTCAAGTACCGGGGCAACCATGTGGGCGCGTGTTACCTTATCCGCATTACCTGGGTTGTACCCTCGGCAAGGTATCTTGGCAACTTGCAAGTCCTGTAGTATGCTTTGACCAGATGCTTTCTTCTCAACCAGCACAAAGTCAGCATGACGCTTCTGCTCTCCATACTCATTGCCCCAGTCATCAATTATCATCTTCTTCAAGACTGGGTATGTCATGTGCTCAGCTTTGTAGTCAAGCAGCACAGCAATCTGCTTACCCTCGAACGTAGCTGCGCCCCATACTGAACCAGCGGAGGGGTCTCCTGTGGTCTTTTCCGTGAACGCGGTATCGTAGCTCTGCACCACTGCCTCGAAGTCAGGTAGCGCTCGGTCCCAAGGCCACAGCTGGAAGTGCTTAGTTTTCAAGATACCACCGCCCGCAGGAGCTGGACGTTGCTGGAGTTGCCCCGCTGCAGAATATGTACCCAGTGCTATCTCAAGTTTTTGTACCTTCTTTTCGTCAAACAGCGCTGGCCATAGTAGCTCACCTTCAACTTTGCGCGGGTCTGAGAAACCGAGTACTGTAGCTTTTTTCTTAGTGCCACTTTCAAAGCGCATTGGAAGCATGACGTGTGTGTAGTCATCCGCTAATTCACTAAGAATATAGCCAGATATATCTTGCTCATGCAATCTTTGCATAATGACAACGGTCTTTGCGCCTCTGCTCACGCCGCGTGTGCTCAGCGTAGACCTAAACCATTCGGTGGCTGTGGCTCGCTCGGCATCAGAGAATGCTTGCTTAGCTGAACTCGCATCATCTACAATCTTGCGGTCAGGGTGTTGGCCAGTTGCGCGACCACCGACTGACGTTGCTATGCGCCAACCTGAGCCTGTCAATGCATAGTGTGTCTTTTGGTCTTGCCCTTTCTCTATTTGTACTTGTGGCCAACGCGCCTGGTACCAAGGACTTGTAATAATATCCCGTGTCTTCTTGGCATCACGCAGTGAGAGGTCTTCACCGTACGAAGCACCGAGTATTCTAATGCTTTGGTCTGCCAGCCACTCCCAAGCGGGCCACATTACGGATGTAAGTATGCTCTTCATTGTTCCGGGCGGAACGTTGACCAATAGATTATTAATTTCGCCGTCAGACACCGCTTCAAGATGCTCACACAGAGCATCGATATGCCAATTGTGGCTGTACGGCGTATTCGGCTCTATAACATGCCACGCTTGCTTGGTAAACTCTGCAAGTGAAGCCTCAGCTCTACGGTAGTCCTTCTCACGCTTTACCGCGTCTAGTAGCACAAATGAACTTACAGCTCCCACTTGTTACCTTTGGACAGATTATCAATACCAAGCCTTACACACAAATTGTCTGGTACGTGCAAGCCTGACACAAACTCGCCTTGTAGCGGAATGATGTGATCCACATGATAAGGAATCATTGCAAGGTAACTGAAGTGTTGTGCCACGATGTACTTATCTTCAATCTCCTGCAGTTGCTCCGCGGTAAGCCACGCTGGCACTCTGTTTTGCTTTGTCATTCTATATCGCTTAGACTTAGCAGCACAGCGCCCTGCATTCTTTACTTGCCATGCTAGACTAGCTTCATGGTGCTTAGCGAGGCCTTCTGGCGTGCTACGATATTTGGCATTACCTACCCGAGTACTTTCTCTGATCTTAGCTCCACGTACTGGGTCCGCTCGTCTTTGTCGGTAGTCCTCTGCTAGACATGCGCAGCATACCTTCTTATAAGGTAGCCCGTATAGCATAGGCCAAGTACCACGTACTGCGTCCTTGGTTTCTCCACAGGTTTTGCAGATACGTTGTTCCATACTATTTGCCCTTATTCGCTTTTTCCAACAGACTTACAAGCAAGTCCAGATCAGAGTTGCTCAAGTTCTTCATAGCGGAAGCATCAATCTGCAGCGGCTTACCATCATTGCCAGTTAGCTCGATGGTGGCGGGAATCTTGCGGGCGGTGTACTCAAGTAATGCTTTAGCAGCTGAGATGCGGTCTCGAGTCTGAGCCCACGGGTTAACACTGATGCGTCGCAATGTATCCAGTGGATGCTGCTGGTCGCCTAGGTATTTCAGGTACGCAGCTTGTAGCTCCAACCCCTCGCGGCTGAGTGGGTCGACCATTTTGCCACCATGCGCCTCGAGATACTGCATGTAGGATATATTGCTATCCTCAAAGGCTACAGGGCTTAGCTCGTCATTGTCACCGTCGTCGAATGCCATTTCGGCGCTCCGTATATTAAAAGATCGTCGTATTTATACCGCATATAACCGAAATTGTAAAGTACTTTATTTCATCGTTTAATTTTTGAGCTACGTGCTTGGCTCGGTGGGCACAATTTCTTATTTCAGTCTCTAGTATTTATCGTTACCGTTTTATTTTCAGTCGCCGTGCTAAAAATGCAAGGATGCTGTAAGCTGTTGATTATTAAGCGCAACATTTTATAGAACAAGGCGGCAGGCGCGAAAACGACATATTCTTTTTTATAATAGAAATATAGCACAAATTCTTTTCTTACACGTATATCCATTTTATTTTAAATAATTTTACTGACTTTATTGACTACTACCTTTCTCTATAAAATATTATTCTTTTAAATCAACGCTTTACTCCTTCCTTAGCCGATCACCTCCACCTGAAAGACGAATCCCACAGAAGCCAACTTTACTTGGTGCTCAGCGCCTAGTGCTTGGATGTTAACTGCCCTCCGCTATACTGCACGCAAACGTCATGCTAATTTTCTAAAATTTTGGAAATTTTTTATTTTGGATTTTTAGTACAAGCATGCGAGTACCTACTATTAGGCTCACAGTTTACATATCCATACACTATAAACCTTATTGTTTGCACGCTTGTGCCATATTCTTTGGCTAGCGTGCCTAACTTTATACCTGCGTCAAACTTACCGCATATCTCTGGCCAGTATGCTTTAAGTTTTATCGCTCCAACGCCTTTACGCCCCTCTAGTCTTTTCTTTTCTGTGCAGTCTAACATGTTATCTGCCAGTGTTCTTAGAAATAAGTGCTCTGGGTTGCAGCATGGGGGATTATCACATTTATGGCATACCACCAGGCTCTGGGGTACATCGCCTATGGCAAATGTATATGCAAGCCTATGCGCTGCGTATGTAGTTCCGTCTATACTTATTCTTCCGTAACCGCCATTAAAGTTTGGCGACATGCGCTTTCCAGCCCACTCCCAGCAGCCTGAATCCTTAATGCTTATATTGTCCAGCATGAATTTAGGTAGTTTTCTCACAGACGCCTCCTTTAAAAATTTAATATTATACGCAGAAAATTAACTAACTGCCTCCAGTTTTATATTTTCCTGATTCTGCCCTGGAGCCCTTATTTTATATTTCAAATGGGGATCCCCGGGGCCTAGCCCTCCGTACTGCGGTACCATGCACCACGATGCGGTGTGCTATCACAATGTGGTATGCTCTACCACCATACAGTAGTACCACGATATGGCATGGTCTACCATAATATGGTGTGTATAATATGGTGTGTATAATATATTAACATAAGTACATATAACATTGCACTTAGACCACGGTACTAAGACCATTGTTCTAAACATTAAATAAGAATGATTCTTATCCCAAACCCGTCACAAACTGTTACAAAAAAGTTGTGTACTTATAAAACTATGAGACTATAATTTAGTTATGGATTGATTGATACTGATTGATCCTGATGACTGAACACTGTTCAGACCATCACCCACTTAGGGTATACCTCTTTCACAATTTGGAGAATAATCATGGCACGGAAACCAAAGACAGTTGTTGCGCCCGTTGAAACCACCACCCCGGAAGTTGTTACTGAGTCCGTGGTTGAGACTGAAGTTGTTGGTCAAGCGATTGACAACGAAGTAGGTGAGATTGAAGTAGGCGAACCAATTAGTATGCTCGCTTCAATGCTTCAACAAGAAGTTAAACCTCTTGATGAGGTGAAGGTTGAAGATAAACCAACCACGATCGCAGTTGAAAAGAATGTTGGAGTTGGTCAGTTCATTCGTAAGTTGATTGGCGATGGCATGGCGAACAAGGACATTCTGAAAGTTGTGCATGAGCAGTATGGCAACACGAATACAACCTATGCTTGTGTTGCATGGTACCGCAACAAGATGAAGAAGACTGCTCAGGCCAAGGTTCAGAGCACCGCAGTTGAACAAGTCACCAAGATGTTGGAAGGCGAAGCTCCGGTCGAAGAAACCAAGGCCGAAGGCGAAGTCTAAGCGGGTGGGAGTCAGAAATGACTCTCCTCCTCATCATGCTCCTGTTACTCATCTACATTTTACTTTGAGGTTGGACTCAGGGCTTAGGCCTTGAGTCCAACCTCCTTACACTTAGTATCCCCCACTAAGTACGTGGCGCCTGGTTCTCAGGCGTTGCACAAACCCCTATTAATAAGGTAACATAGAAATGAATTGCCGCTGAATCGATCGGTCAGAATGTCAGTCGACCGACTAAGTAATTGCACACACAGCGACTTCATTCGTCGCAGCAGTCCGATTGTATCGTCGTCGCTTACACATTCGGCTTCGAGCGAAATTTCATTACGCTTTTCTCCAGGCACTGAGGGCGTAGTGGGGAAGCTCGGTAGGACGTGGCGCTTGGCGCTATGCTGAATGAATAAAATAAAAAGTAATATCAAACTAAAAAGGTCTCCAGAGATTCAGCTTTCAGGTGGAGGGAATGTACTAAGGAAGCACTAAGTGCTTAATTTTAAAAGCTTAATATATATAGTAAAAGGTAGTAGTCAGTATAGTCAGCATAAATGAAAAAGGTACGTTCTACATAGTGCGCATTTGAAAATGCCTGTTTTATCCACTTTTCTGCAACAAAATATTTTTACGACTGCCTGTCGCCTTCTGTTTCGCAGAAAAAACAGAAAATGTATGATTTTAAACACTTTTTTTATGACGTTGTCAAGGCACGGCCGGCAGTCCATCAGGCGCGTTATGACATTGTCAGTAACATAATTTTACATAATACGGCTATAATTTTTTTTGCTAATATACCAGCGTCATGCGAAAAGCTCCAATTTTCAGCACAACGGCATGCGTTTTACCCTACATTTTGCTTAATTTTTACGCAGTAAAACACTTGATTTAGCTCAGCGCCAAGCGCCAAGTGCTCAGTATATAAGGAGGCGCTTTTAATACAAAGGCATAGTACCAAGTACCTAGTAGTAACGCCCCCATAATCCAAGTAACTTCGGTATATGCTACCAATATTCACTGCGCATAGCACAATACGACAGGTAGAATGACAATGGCGTGCATATATTAATGTCGTAAAACTAGTTGTACGCATAGCAAAGTACCGATTGCTATATAGTAAAGTTCGTTGCGCACCGTCTAAAGCTTTAGTTATGACTATTCAAAGTACGAATAAGTTTCCCCCATCGAAAAATAATTATGTATTTCGTAGTTTATCGAGTAAAGTATTACGCTATAATTACACCTTATCGTCGTTAATATATCCTAATAAAAGGGAGTTTAGATGAAACCACTAGTATACGAAGCAAATCCAGCAATAATGCCGGCGCTTGATGAGCACATGCACAAAGAGCTCAGAGTCTTGATGAAAGTAGAAAATCCCTACCAGAGGGTAAACAACGTAATTCCGTATGATGCCTGGATGGCAACGCAAGAGGGAAGGTTGCACATGCAGTTGATGATTAGGTACATAATCCAACCTGATAGCGCAGGGGCTAAGGAAGTCGCACGAATTCAACGGCAAGTACAAGCTCAGGGCCGAGGGACAAAAGGTCGTCCCCGCCAGTATGACGCAAGACTACATGACTACACCATTAATCGTCAGCTTCGTTTGTTTATCATGGACAAACTGATTGCTAAGGCGCTTGACATTGACACAAGCGAGTGGGTCGCACCCATCATAGTAGTGGATGATAGCAAACCATCGGAGCCAAAAGACGCGTATGACTCACTATGTCGCTTTGAAGAGTGGAGTAACTTCAGATTACCCCGTGCGGCGTGGGTGTTATTCACCAAGACTGAGCGCCAAGAGCTGAGCTTAAAGCATCCTAAGACACCGCGAGAAGAGGACGGTGGAATATCGTTTGATGTTTACAGGGCGATGCAGGTAGCAGGATCAGTCGTTCCCCTTGATATAGCGGCGTGAGCGCGTTATGGCTACCGAGGAGAGCAAAAGGTATGCTACAACACAAGAGTCTAACCCACTGTGTGAAGCGCGTTGGGCTGAGTATGGCATTGAAGATGACTCATGGAAACAGTATAAGTTACAGGACATAACGCAGGAAATAGCGACGCAGCGCGGGTTTAGTAATGC